GAGGCTTCCTACCCCATCCAGAAGATTATGAAGATGAAAAAAAAGAACCTAGGAAGATGGAGTATTATTAATGGCAGCAAAAAATACATTACAGTTTTTTCTAGGACCTTTATTGAAAAAGTTTTTTCAAGATATGGGTCGTGACCCTAATAATTTAGAGATGATTTTAATTAAACAAAAAGCTGGTCAACAATTAAAAGACTCTCAAAAAATAATTCAGTTTCCACAAAAAAGAAGTTTTGCAGAAGAAATAGAAGCCATGAAAAAAAGTGGTGATCTTGCAGATGTTAACAATCTTAAAAAAAATGACAACGTTCTTAGAAGAGAAATGTTTAGAGATTCTAATCTAAACAAAGATAAATCTATCATGGGTCAAATTGATGAACGTATGAATAACATTAATAAAGCTAGTAAAAGACTAGATGAAATTATGAAAGAACGAGAAGAAATGTTTAAACCTAAAACAGATGCAGAAATAAAAGCAAAATTAGAAAAACAAAACAAAGATGCTGTTGAAAGAATAAAAAAGAAAAAAGAAGATGATCCAGAATTCTACACAGGTGGTATGGTTGACGTTGAACCAAACTTATCTGACATAGGTCATGGTTCAGACTCACTAATGGCTAGAACAAGATTAATCTCTCCTAATAATCAAGCAACTACTTCTACAGGATTAAATTATTTACTAGCTGAAGACAATGACAACATAAGAGTTCCGTTTGGAAATGGAAAAAATTTTGAAATGTATTTACAAGAACGTGGTGAAATAGAACGAAAAGAAAATTTTGACAGACTATACAAAGAATATTTAGAAGACTTACGTAGAAACGCAGTTATGAAACAAAAACAAGAAGCAGCAGAAGGTGGTCGTATAGGTTTTTCAGCAGGTGGTGGCGGCAGACGTGCATTTTTAAAATTAATGGCAGCTTTGACAGGTGGTGTAGCTGCAGTTAAATCTGGTATATTAGGACTTGGTGAAGGAGCCGGTAAAAAAGCTGTAACTGAAACTATAAAAAAATCTGCAGGATCTGGACAGCCTCCTCCGTATTTTTTTGAATTAATGGAAACTATTACAAAAAATGGTAAAGAAATAAAAAGTTATGGTGAAAGAGTTAAACAAACTGTAGCACCGTCTAAAGATGGTAAATCAGAATTATTAATGACAGAAGATTTAAACACCGGTAGCGTGCAAATTAAAAAAATTCATAAAGAAGGTGATGACATGGTTACTAAAAGTGAAGAGATGAATTACACAAAAAACATGGGCGATGAATCTACACAAGGCAAACCAGCCGATGACTATGAAGAAATTACAGAATACAATTCTAGAATTTATAAAGATAATTTTAACGAGCCGGATTTTGTAGAAGGAGTTGATGTTGAAAGTATTATTAAAGAAGTAGATGTTAATCCACAAGACGTTGGAAAAATTAAATACAAACCAAGAGCAGATGGCGGTCGTATTGGTTTTAGTGTAGGTAATCTTGCTAAATTAGGTATTACAGGTTCTTCACGTAGATTTTTAGAAAAAGTATTTGGTAAAGAAGGTTTAGAAACTATGGTTAAACGAGATCCTGAGATGCACAGAGGATTATTAGAAGTTGTTGAAATGTTTAGAAACAGAGACAAAGAAGGTTTAAAAATGTATATGCAAAAATTTTTACCTCACATGGATGATGCAACCGTTGAAGATTTTATAATTGGTGGTGGAGGCACAGAAGGTATTCAAGGACAATTAATTAGACTTGGTAGCGGTCGAGACTATGCAGGTAAATTAGAAATGATGAAAAAATTAGACAATACAAAAAAATTAGATAATTTAGAAGTTACAGAAGAAATGATTCGTAAGCCTAACGCATCAGGTGGTCTTCAAACTATGTTAGGAGAATAGATGAGCATACTAAGTCAAATCATAGCTTATTCTCCAAATAAAATAAACACAGAAAAAAAAGCAAAAAGTTTACTCCTTGCTGAAGGTCCAAGATCCGAGATGGATAATTTTAACACCCCGGACCTTGAACAATCACCCGATTCTTTTTTAAAACCTGGTGAGACGTTAGAAGATTTTGATGTAGAGTTTAGAAGACCTAATGCTGAAGGTGGTATGCAACAGCTAGTACAACCTGGTGATGGATCTCGTCTTCAATATGATGGTTCTAAAGAAAGCCAAGTTATTAATGCATATAAAATTTTAAAAAATAAATTAAAAAGAAATCCAACTAGAATAGAAATAGTTAATGCAGGTTTTGATGCTACTACAGTTGATAAATGGACACAAAAAAATAATTTAAAATTAATTAAAGCTCAATATACAAAAGAATATCAAGATAAAAGATTACAAGGATTACAAAAATCTCTTAAAACAAAAAAATATGATAAATTAGTTGTACACGATGGTAAAATAAAAGGACCAAATAGTTTAGTAAAAGCTTATCTAAAAGATTTAAAAAAAAGATTTAAATATCCTCATGACTCTAAAAAATATAAACAAGCTTTAGAGGCTGGTAAAGTTTTATCAAATTCTCAATTAATGGAAAAATACAATCTTTCTTTAAACTCAGTAGAAAGACTTAATTCTGTTTTAACTAAAAGTAATAAACTTAAATATCCAAAACAAACTTATGAAGGTTCATTAAAAATTATTAAAGACCAAACAGATAAAAGAGAAACAGCAATTAAAGAAAGAGATGGTAGTGTAAAATTTAAAAAAGGAACAAAAGAATTTCCAAAAGGACACGCAGGCAATATTTATGGAAATAATTTAATTAAACCAGGTGAAATAATTTATACACCTCAAAAAGTAAATGTAGCAATGGCCGGAGGCGTAGATCCTAAAGATCCTAAAAATAGATATTCTGCTTTAGATTATAAAATAAAAGCAACAGAAGAAGACATAGATAAAATTAAAAAAAGTAAAATGTCACCTAATCAAAAAAGAATTGAACTACAAAAATTAGATAATAAGTTAGTAGAGTATGTTGGAAAATCAGACGGCTATAAAATAGCTACACTAAGTGATGGAAGTAAATATGGTGATGTTTTTAGAAAAGCTCAATCTATGGATCCAATGGATATTTTTCCAGATAAAACTGAAAAAGAAGTAATAGAATTTTTAAAAAAATATAAAAATAAAAAAGTAAAAGTAAATGCTGCAGGTGAAATAATTACACCTCAATCAGAAATAGATAACATTCAAAAAGCAGTAATGTTTGATGAAAATTCTAAACTTGCATTAAACAATGCTAAAAAAGTAAAAGTTGAAAAAGATATGCTAGAATTTGCTGGAACAATAACTGACAAATGTAAAATAGATTTTAATGCAGAAGGCGGACGTATTGGTTTTAAAACAGGAAGTGCAGATTGTTTAAGAATAGCTAAAGAAGGTTTAGAAAAAGGATTGAAAACTGGTTTTAAAAAAGGAAATCAACAAGTATTAGCAGAAGGTATTTTAAAATCAGGTAGATTTTTAAAAGACGCAGTATCGCTTAGAGGTTTTTTTGGTCCAGCAGCTTTAGCGTTTACTGCAGCAGCAGAAGCAGGAATCGTGGGCTATGATATGTTATCAACTGGTAAATCATTTAAAGAAGCGGTTGGTGATAGTGTGTTTAATTACATGCTAGGTGATAAAATTAAAATAGATTCTGAAGAAGAATTTATAAAAAGATTAAAAAATATGAAAACAGGACCTAGTGGGTTACGTGATTTTAGTGACGAAGAAATAGGTAAGATGCAATATTTTAAAGAAAATTTAAAAGATTTGGGCAGAGGTTTTGATTTGTATGATCAATTAAAAAAAATAGAAGACAGACAAGAAACAGAACGAGGGGGAACTCAAAGTAATTTGTTTTCAGAAAATGCTTTTCAATTAGACGCTGCTAAAGATAAAATACAAGCTGACATACAAGACTACAACAGAACAGGCACTCCTAACAGAGTTACTGATTATTTATTATCTGATAAAGCTACAGAAGGAGCAGATGCAGCTAAAAAAGCAGCATTATTGGTTGAACAAGATCAACTACAAGATGCTGGAATAGGTAAATTTTATCAATCTCCAAGAGGTGATAAAAAAAGATTAAATAGATTAAACGAGTTAAAATATGATATAGAAAAAATGTATAATCCAACTAAAATTAATAAATTTGGACAAATGTTTATGGATGCAACTCCAGGAGAACAAAGTTATTTTATGGGAAGAACAGATTTTATGGAAGGAGGCATAGCTAGTTTAAATGTCAAAAAATAGAAAACAACAAACTAAAAAACCAAGTTTAGCACAAAAGCTTCAAGCTAATCCTGGTTATAAATGGTGGGCAGTTCCACCTAAAAAGGGACCTCTATCACAGGGGTTGAAATTACCATCAAAACAAGTTAAGAAAGTCTAGGAGAAAATATATGGCAGATATAGATAAGTCTCTCCCAAATGATAAACGACCTGAAGAAGAAGTTGCATTAGGCGTTGACGTTGAGGAGATTACAGAAACACCAAAAGGACCAGTAGAAGTTACAGAAGACGAAGAAGGAGCTACAATTGATTTTGACCCTAATGCAATGCAAATGCCAGATGGTGGCGATCCTTTTGCAAACCTAAACGAATTACTTCCAGAAGAAGATACAGATTTAATTGGTAGTCAATTACAACAAGATTACATGGAATATAAAATGTCTCGTAAAGATTGGGAGCGAGCATATATTACAGGTCTTGATTTATTAGGATTTAAATACACAAACAGAACAGAACCTTTTCAAGGAGCATCAGGTGCAACTCACCCTGTGTTAGCTGAAGCTGTTACTCAGTTTCAAGCTTTAGCTTATAAAGAATTATTACCTGCAGATGGACCAGTTAGAACCATGGTTATGGGTAAATCTGATCCTATAAAAGAACAACAATCACAAAGAGTTAAAAATTTTATGAACTATCAGTTGATGGATCAAATGCAAGAATATGAACCTGAGTTTGATCAA